TAGTTCTTCTAAACTACCTGCTTCTTCAACTAATGCTCTAGCTAATGCTTCTTGATCTCCTGCTAAAGCTGCTGATCTTGCTTTTTCTAAATTTAGGTCTCTACCTATTAATAATTCTGCTTCCAATTCTTTTTGGATAGAAGATTCAAAATCTAATAATTGACCAGCAGAAGAAGCAACCGCACTCATTTCTATACCTAAAGATTTAGCTGTAGCAACTGCTTTTGTTAAACCACCTTCAATACCCATAGCATTAACTCGAGCTAAACCTGTTATTTTATTAGCTTCATCTAATACATCTGATAATTTTAATCTGATACCAAATTCTCTTTCAGCATCTAAAACCCCTTTTGCTTGTTCTTTTTCTAGTGTTTTAAAATTTTTACCAGTAACCATAGCTAATTTAGCCATGTTACCTACTGCTTCTTCTGATAGGTGAAGTCTTTTTAATGTGTCCGCTGCTCCTGCTAAAATATCTTTATTAAATGCAATTGCAGTACCACCTAGCTCTTTATTTAGAGCCATTACAGTTTTTTTCTGTTCTTTTATAGATACAGCAGTGGATAAAGCTCCCCCACTGGTTTCAAACATTTCTTTTTTAAATTCCTTAGCTTCTTTTTTAGACATACTAAGGCCACGAGCAATTTCTGTGGTGGATTGATCTGCTTTTTTAAATTGATCAAATAAAGCACCAGCTAATTTAAATAAAGCCCCTGCTGCACCTAATCTAAGCGCAGATTTATCTATGTTTTTAAATATCTCTTTAGTTAATACTTTAGTTTTTTTAAAACCACTTATATTAGGGGACATATCTTTAATCTTTACAGCAGCATCTTCTGCCGCCTTATCAAAATTAAATATTTTTCCGATACCTCCCATCCCAGATTTATCAAGCAAACCTTGAATACCTGATGATATTTTTCCTACTAAACCTAAATCTTTTTCTCTTTGTTTATTAAGTTCTTCTTGTTCTCTAACTAAATCAGATTGAGCTCTAAACTGTTCTTCTAATTGAAATTTTAAAACTTCATTAACCTTAACTCCATTCCTTTCAAGTACTTCAATTTTTCTTAATTGAATTGCTCTTTGGTTTTCTAGCTTATTTGCAACTTTTGAAAGTTCTTTAGATACATCCTGACCTTTATTTATTTTCTTTTGGATTTCTTCTATTCCATCAAGTTCTTTTCCTGTTGATTTAATAGATTTAGTTAAATCATTAGTAAAAGATTTTGCAAAATCCTTAGTAATATCATCAGCACCCTTTAGTTGATCTTGAATATCAGTAGATATACTTTGACCTATAGAAGATATAGCATCATCTAAACTAGCTAAGTTATTTTTAAACTTATCTAATTCATCATTAGATTTTTTAATGTTATCTCCTAAAGCCATAAGGGTATTTTGTTATAAATATTAAAAGAAGTAATTTTATTTATAACTAGATTTATTTTGGAATGTAGGACGGTTAACTTTACCTGATGAGTCTACCATAGATTTTTTACCTTTTCCCTTACTTGCGGCTTCAGCTTTTTTATTTTGATCTTTATTATATTCATTTATTTCATGAAAAGTAAATTTACGAAGCCAAATGGGCATATTATATATCGTAAACCAGTCATAGCCTCCATTTCCATGAAAGACTATGTTATGTATTTGAGTAAATAAGTTTTTTCTGTATACTTGGCTATTTTCCAAAGTCAGGCCAAAAAAATCCAACCCCAATTGGAATTGTTTTTGTTGTTTCGCTACCAGAGGGAAAAAAAGTTAAATCTACATCAGGAGATATTGACTTAATATATTCTCTGAGGGCACGAGCATCTCGTGCCAGTAAGTATTTATCTACAAACTCTCGAATATCTTTTTTTTCAGTTTTACCTTCAACAGATAAAATCATATGTTTTAATCTAGTAGTAAGAGTAGGATCTTCATTTTTATTTACTTTTTTTAAACTATCTAATTCGCGTTGGATTTTTGTTTCATCACCGTGATTTAATAATTTAAACGTAATTTCATTACCTGAATGAGGAAATGTAAAGTTAAATTCATTTTTACCAGATTCAAATAATTCATCATTAATTTCAATATTATTTACTTCTGTTAGGTCAACTGTTTCCTCTACTCCTTCATATGTAAAATTATAATCTTTACCGTACCCTAAAATACGGGCTGCAATCATAATTGCATTTTTATCTCCAATTAACAAATCATTATAATTTATTTTGGAAACAATTAATGATTGGAATAGTTTATCTAGTACAGTTCCTTTTTGAATGTAAGAAGAATTAGTAAGAATATCTTCTTCTTTAGCAGTCATATATTTAATTTCAATTTTTCCTTCTGCTAAAGGAGAATCTTTAGAATATAAGTATCCTTTTGAGGGTAAGTCTACAATTTCAGTAGCTAATTTAAATTCGGCCATAATCTTTATTTGTTAATAACGTTTTTGTGCGTTTATAAATATTAATTTAATAAACTTTTATTACATTTCCACACAATTTTTAAAAATATAATTTATTTGTTTTTGTTTTAGGGTCATAGTAATAATGTCCTTGAAATGTTATTCTTGAATCTCCTTCTTTTAATTCAAACCCCCCTATTCTATGGGATAACTTTGCTTCCCATATATGTAAAGTACCCAATTGGTATTCTTTAGTAGCAGGAATGCCTGAATTAGTATTTATGGTAATGGAATTGGCCTGACCACTTCCATGGGTACTAAAAGATGAAGATTTAGTAGGACCCGTTTCATATTCTAAATAAGGGGTAGTACCTTTAGATTCTATGAGGGCAACAAATGAATATATTTTATTAACATCTAGATTAGGGTAGTAATCTACAATACTAACATCTGTGTGATATTTGAATTCATTAAAGGGTTGTAGGTGAGAAGCATATACATGAAATCCGGGTATAGTAAGATCAGGTTCTAATTCAGATTCTGTAGATGTAATTTCTGTAATTTTATTGATGGTTTTTTTATATAACCAATAAAACTTTTCTAACAATACAAATTGGGTTCCTAAATTTATATCTTCTTTATACCCCTCTAATCTATATAAGGGGTCACCTAAAAGATATTCCGCCTTATATTGATCCCTTAAAACTTCTATGATAGGTGTATCTTTATAAGGTAATAAACCCGAATTCCTATATTGAGAGGAATGTTTCCAGTATTGTTTTAAACTATAAACTCCATCTTTAATTGAATTAATTTCAGATTGAGATAAAAAGTTTGAATAATTTTGAACCATACACTTAAAATAAGAAAAAGCTTGACCGAAGCCAAGCTATTTTCCAAATCAGGGGTGGGTAAAATTTTTAGAAATTTAAGATACAATAATCTGGTTGTACCGTTAATTCTATATTTTGAGCAGTATCTACAGAATCCCAATTATATTCTCCAAATCCTGCATTTGTAATAAATGCACCTTTAATAATCCATTCTGATACAATATCACCTACAGGGCCAAGTACATTAAAAGTAAGATCTTTCTTATAGAAATCACTATATCCATCACGACCAGTAACTGATTCATGATGTAAACGTACCCATTCCATAACGGCTTGAGCTCCAGATGGTGTAATTGGATCAAATAATGTTAATGAGATGGGATCCCAAACTGTTTTACCTTTTACATATCTTGATACATTAATATGATTTAATTCAACTGTACCTTGTGTTACGGATACGGCTCCAACTCCTTTTACTACATAAGCAGGAATACCATCCACATAGAGGATAAATCTATTCTGCTGTTTTGGCTCAAAAGCTGTGAAAAATATTTCGTTTGGATCTAATACTGCCATTTTATTATTTTATTTTATTATAAATATTTATCTTTTTTATTTTTATGCCGGGAATGTTGCTCCAGTTGGTAATACATTAAAATCTAATATTACAAATTCAGCTGTTTTAGTTGGTTGTAAGAAAATTTGTCCTACTAACTCATTCCTATCTATAGTTGATGCTGTATTATTTGTATCATCCATTACTACTTTAAAAGCATACAATCCTTGTCTTTGTTGTACTCCTTCTAAATAAGGATTAACTACACTTAAGAAATTGTTTCTTGTAGCAATTGTATTTTGTTCAAATACTAAGTTATCAGCTACACCTGAAATAAATCCTTTAAGAGATATTAATAATCTACGTACATTTACTCTATCTAAGGCACTAGCACGTTTTTGTAGGGTTTTCTGACCAAATACAACTACTCCACTTTGTGGGAATGTTGCTAATGGGTTAACATTTGCTTCATATAAAGTATCTCTATTTGTTGCGGATAATTTTCTTTCAGCTCTAACTACTTGGCCTAAAGCTCCTCTAGTTAATCCAGCAGGTGCAAACCATGGTTCGCTTGAAGCATCTGTAAACACATATACTCCAGGAATTACTGTTGAAGCTGGTGAGTAAACTAATTCTCCGGTTTGTGGGTCAATCATTTGAACCCATGGCCAGTAAGTTGCAGCATAGCTATTATCAAACGCAGCAGCAGCTTGTGAAACTGATGTTATTGAGCTACCATATTTTACTAAATCCAATACAGCAATTGCATCACCTCTTTGAATTGTATTTGACAATAAAGCTGTTGTTTGAGTTGCGTGAGTTGCGTTAAGTAACCCAGGAGCACTAATAACATTATATTGGTATTCATCTACATTTCCTAATAGAGCAATCGCGTTAGTATAGTTACTACCAGTTAATCCTTGTGTATCAAATGCAGCACCATCTCCGATATTTCCATAAAAATTAGCAACACGTCCTGAAGTAGCTGTTGTTATATTTTCTCCACTTGCTCCATTAAATGAACCAGAAGCTACTGCTGGTAAAGAACCTGTAAATTCAGATTTTGCTTGACCATTATTATCAAAATAATTTGGTGTTTTTAAACTTACTGATTTTACTCTTACATATCTTGATAAGTTAGCGTAAGACCCTGATTCTTGAATAAAGTAATCTGATCCCTCATTAACTAAATTTTTACTAATATCACCAATTTGTGCTGATATGTAATTTGGTTGATATGGATCTAGTGATAAGTTATTATATTGTTCTAATACTACTTGTTGGTTTGTATTATCATTACCTCTACGAACTACTAAACTAAATGTTCCTGAAGCTGTATTTACAGAAGGAATTGACCAACGAACATTTTCTGCTGATCCAGTTGCTAAGGCGCCTCCTGTTAATTCTTGAGTTCCAGTATTCATTACTGCCCCTTCTGAAATTGTTTCAAGTATAAATGGTGAATCTCCATCAGCTAAGTCAGCTGCTCTTAAAGTAATAACAGCCGTTTCTTCAGTTAAATCTACTGCTTGTACTGTAATTACTACGTCAGTAGCTCCTGCTGATGTTCCTGCTAATTGGGTATTAATGCTAGTTGATGTCCATGTAAATGTATCTCCTTCTTTAACTCCTTCTCCAGCTGATGTAGCAGCAATTGCTGTTAAATTTGAAGCACCTGCTCCACCCGCAAATGTTAAAGACCAAGCTTGACCAGTTGCTGTTGTACTTGTTGTTGATGAAGGAGTAAGAGTAATTGTACCTGTATCATAAGCATCTACTGCTGCAAATGCAGTTGATCCTAATAAACTAGTTGTTACGATTGATGAACCACCATTATCATTTGAAGAGAATGTAAATGTATCTCCTATAACATATCCTCCACCTGCGGCTGAAGCAGTTACTGCTACTACAGCACCTGCATCTGTAACTAAATTAAATGTAGCACCTGTTCCACTACCATTTGTTGTAAATGTAGCACCTGTGTTAGTTACTAATGAACCTGTAAAACCAGTACCTGCATCTGTTACGGAATTAAATAAAGTACCCGCATTGGTATCACCTGTTTTTAGTGAAGAGCCATCTACTGTGCTAATAAATGAACTTGTAGCAGAAGTAAATGTTTCTGGGGTTACCCTAGTTACTAATAAACTGGTCCCACCACTTTGAAAATAATTATTAGCTGCTAACGAAGTCAAATATGAATAAGCAACTGATGCACTTTGTACGGTAGTACCAAAAATTGCCGTATATTCGCTAAAAGAAGTAACCAAAGTAGGAACTTCAACAGGTCCTAAAGCAGCTGGTCCTATAATAGCGGCACCAATTTCTGCTGGTTGTTGAGTGATAAATGATTGGTCGTTTTCTCTAGCTAATACACCTGGAGATAATAATGTTTCTGCCATCTTTATATGTTATTTTTAATATTGTTTTATTATACATATTAAAGATTTTCTCAAAGAACTATTCTGATTTGATGAATTCTCCTTTTTCTAAATCAATATTACCTTCTCCATATTTTTCTTGCAATTCTTTACCTGTTTTTTCTTGGTCCTGGAGGAGTGATTGGTATTGGTTTTGGAGGGTTTGTTTATCCTTTTCTAAAAATACTTTTCTTAATTCAATTTGGCCTAAGGAAAAAGTAATTTCATTTTCTGATCTTTGAAAATTTCTTAATTGTTGTAACTCTTCTGTTGATAACTTTGTTGTATTCATTTTTTATTTTGTTTATAAATATTAATAAAATTCTTTTAATGCAATTATTTGTTCTTTTAATGGTAAAGTTTTTACTGTTCCCACTAAACATTTATTAAATGTAGGGATATCAATAGGATTAATAGTAATATTTTTATTATACACTTCTTTTAACAAAGAAAGTAATTCATATTTAGATACACATTCTCCCTCTAATATATTTTCTATAGGTAATTCATCCCAATGAAACATTAAGTATAAACAATATTGTGCCCAGGTTAAAGTAGAATTACCATTCCAATAATATTCAGAATATCCATTTATTTCACCTTCTTGTAACAGAAACCATTCCATTAAACTCGCTTTAGTATTTAATTCAGGACCAAATATTGATGTTTTAATAATTTTTGTATTTTTAGCCTCTTCTTTAATCCATTCAGCTGCTATTCTTTTAGAATTACCATAATCATCATCATCCATTTCACAATCAGTTCCGGGGTGTATAATTTTTGGGGTGTGATTTTCAATATATTTAGATGCATTTTTTTCTAACCATTGGGGTAATTCCCAATTTACTTGAAAATCTGTTGTTCTTTGATGAATAGCCCCTATACAATTAATAATATAAGCACCATTAAAATTTTGTATTATTTGTTTAAAACAACTTGAGGGCCATCTACAATCAGTAATAATTATACATTCTATTCCTTTATTTTTAAAAAATTTATGGACCATATGCCCTAACATTCCTTTATGTCCTAATATTAATACTTTCATGACTTAAAATAATTATAAAATTCTAAAATTTTAATTAATTCTTGTTTTGATACTATTGTTTCATGACTACTAAATTCATCTGTAATACTATCTTTAAATACATCTTTATAATGCATGTAATAAATATCATCTTTTTTATTATAAAATGTCCTAGGTGCTTCTTCTTTGCTAACCATTATTTCATGGGTTTTTTCTGATATTCTAGGTGTGCCTTTTTTATAATTTAATCCAAATTTATCTGAGTATATTTCAAACAAATCTTTTACTAAAAAAGAACGTAAATTAGGTATTACATTATACCCATCTACTTTTAACCCTAATTCAATTAAATCCATAGCATTTTCTATATCAATCATAAATCGAGTCATTTCTTCAGAATATAAAGTTAATTCATATCCTTTATTAATAGAATCCCAAATTAAAGGAATTATACTACCTGTAGAATTTAAAACATTTCCATATATAGCAGAGGACAATTTTACATTAGATTTATCTGAATTTACGATAAATGATTCACCAGCTATAAATTTCATTGCCCCATATAAAGTAGTAGCAGCTCTAGATTTATCAGACGATATAAAACATGCTGCCTCAAAATTATTTTCTTCTGCTGCTCTTCTTGAATTAAGAGCCCCATCTACTAATACTTTAACACTTTCTTCTACATTTTGGTCTACTGCTCCTATTTGTTTTAATGACGCGGCAAATATACCAATATTATGTTCTGCTGATGCTCTTTTTAATAAGTCAAAATTTCTAATATCACCAATTATACATTCTATATTTGGAAATTCTTGTTTTAAATAATAATGTTTTGCTTCATCCCTGCTGTAGATAGTGATTTTATTATCTTTATAATAACGTCTAACCAGATTTTTACCTAAAAACCCAGCCCCTCCAGTTATAAATATTTTTTTATTTTTAATCATTAGTATCTATAGATGTTGTTCTTTTTTCCTTGAATATGTAAGTTAGATCAATATACGAATCATTTAACCAATACCCAAATGAATTTATTTCCGAATATTTTATGTTAAAAAATAGATCTGTTATTAAAATTTCTTTGTTATTAATATTTATTTTAAGATCTTCTTGTATATCATAGATTAAAATAGAAGGTTCTGTTTTATAAACTTTAGAATCTGTGACACTTTGGTAAAACAATTTAAATAAATTATTATCTTTATTAAAATTAAAAGCATCCTGAAAATCTATATACATAATTTGATCCTTAACTATTTCGGGATAAATTTCATAATTAAATACAGATATTAAATGTCCTAAATAAGTTTCAGCATCTTTAAAATCATGGTGTTCTGTAGTAATTGACCCATCAATGTATTGTTCTTGTGATATTAAAGGAAGTAATTTTTTTAGATTTTCTTTACTTAGAATATTAAGCATAAAGCTAGGGAAACGAAAACCTTTTTTATTTTCTTTAGCATAAACTTTACTTGTAATAAAACTTTGAGGTGATTTTAAAGTTTCAAACATTAAAGGTGTAAGTATAGTATCATAATTAATAAAACTATATTGGTCATAATCTAAAGATAACCCTAAATGACTTGAAGTTAAAAATTGATTAAAGGCTGTCCACCCATAATCTGGGAGTATATTAACTAAATCATAATTTTCTTGGTCTAATGTAATAGTTTTCCAATATACCATTCCCCTTTGAGGCCAATGTAATATAGGATTACTTTTATCATAAATAAAATATTCTATTTGGGATTGGATACTTTTAGGTAAAGGAACATGAGATGTAAGTAGTATATCAAAACCATTAGATTTCAATTGTTTAATATTATCATCTAATATCTTAATTTTTTCTTCAGTGTCACAATGACTTAAAATAATTATTAAATTTTTATTTATCATAACATGCGATATAAGGGGTTATGTCTTTATTTTTATCATACTTAGTAATAGATTCATATTCTATATAATTAGTATTAGAATTACTTTTAAACCAATCACCATTTTTAGTTAATAATTGATTAATAACAGGCTGTTCGGATTTATATAATTTTAATAATTTTAATTTTTTATCTAAGATGTTTTTAGATAATTTTGTAGAATTTTTACTAAAAACATAAAATTCAGTAGTTAATTTTTTAATAGTTTCAAATAATCTTTTATGTTTAGGATGACCATATTCCCCTATAGGATTATGAGTTACAATTTTTTCCCAATTTTTAGATAATAAGTTTTTAAAAAGATTTAAATCATAAATTTCGGTTTCATCATAAAGTGAATCTTTAAAATCCCACATTTCATAAGAGCCTACACCTAAAGCCTTCATTACACTTTGAAATTCTTTACTTCTAATTTCATTATTTTTATTTGTAATACAAACTACTTTATATTCGGGGCCATGTTTTATTAATTCTGCTCCCCCAAATATTAATTCATCATCTGGATGGGCTATAACCATTAATTTAGTGGTTTGATAATCTTTAAAAGCATTAGTTAAAACAGTTACATTTTTAGATTTTACTGAAGGGTCGGGCCCATGAATAAAATAAGGATCTAAATTAAATTTATCATACATTACATCAAACCCTTGTTTCAAAAAATATGGATTAACTTTAGTTTCATCTTTAGAGCTATAATAATTATTCCAAGTAATAGGTAAATCTAATTTTTTGTCTTCTTCCCATAAAATATTATTAGCTATTCTTTCTTCTGAAAATGCATTATCATCTGCATATATTTTTACACTGTATTTGTTTAGGTCTTTATTCCATTGGATACATTTTTCAAAAAATAATTTACTTTGTTTATCATAAAAATAAAAACCAGTAGCAATTAATTTATTATTAGGATTTCTTTGTATGTTTTTTAAAGCTGATAGTTCACTACCATAACCCCCTTCTAATCTTATGCCATTATAAGTTCTCCAATGGTTTATATCTTGATGGTAGTAAGTCATAAATAAAGGGTAATCTTTTAAATTATTTATATATTTTAAAGACTTATCTATATTTTCAGTTGCAAAAGCATCCCCATCTATCCAAGCAAATTTATCATAAGGTTCATTTAAAGAATCTATACTAGCTAAATACTTAGCGAAGTAAATAGAATAATCTTTATTAAATAAATTAGATTCACCAGTAGATTGAATTTTTGGTTTTGGTCTATAATCTATTCTTTTGTTTATAACATTAGGTAATTTTATATTTGAATTACAATTAAACCCATATACTATTAATTTATGTTTGGAATATTTTAATAAACTTTCGGCTAATACTTTTATCATGGGGAGATAAGATTCATTACCCCCTGTTATCCATATAAAGTTATCGTTTTTTTTTGGGTTAAAATAATTTATAACTTCATTGTAAACTTGATCTACTGTAATTGATTTTTGGCATATATGTTGTAAATCTGTTCCTTGATGTTCACCACACCAATCCCAATCACCAGCATTAAATACTAGTTCTTTGCTTACCCAGCAATTATTACATACACTGTGGTTTTCTACCTTAGTTAAATTGTGAGTAAATTCATACCCATAAGGAATAAAATTATTAATCATTATAGTATGTTTATCTAATACCCAATTTACCCAAGATAAACCTGAACCTAGTCCTATAAATAAATCTGCATGGTATAAATGGTTTAGTGTATCTTCCCATTTTAGATTTTTCTTATCTATTATGTTTGTTCCTTTAAATCCTTCTTTAGATAAATTAACTATTTTATATCCTTTACTATGTAACTTTTTTGCTAATTTTTTCCAATTCTCATAAGGCCATTCTTTTAATCCCGCTGTTGATCTTGGACCAATACAAATATATTTACCCTTTATAGGCCTTTTTTTAGGGGTAAAATCAATACCATAGTGTAATTCTTTATAGGGCAAACCTAAAATATCAGATGCTGATTGGATTAGGGGGATAGTATTTACTTGGGTTGGGTGATTATTAAAATTTTTCCACCCCCCATCTTCATCTCTAAACCAACCTATTTCATATATAACATAAGCACTATGCGCAGACCCAGGTTTTATAAATGTTAAATCTTTGTATTCTGGGAGGCTTTCAAACCAGTTATTATGATGAGTACTTATAGCAACTTTACATTTATGCTTTTTATAAAATTCTAAAACTTGGGGTATCCATGCTATTGTATCCCCAATAGATTTAGATTCAAAATTAATTCTAACTTTTTTTTCTTCAAGATTAAATTTATGAACAATTTTACCATTTATTTTAATTATCCAAGGTATGTAATAAGATTTACTACATTTAGTCCACATATTATTACTAATAGTATCACTATGGATAACTGTATTTGTAGAACCATCTATAAACTCAATAAAATAATTATTTTTATGATAACCCTTAATTTCTACTTTAGGTCCTAAATCAAAACTTACTTCTACCTTATTTTTAGGTAAATTATCTAATAAATTTTCTATTTCTTTACCTGCTATTTTAGCAGCATTTTCCCAAGTAAACTTTTCTCTAATTATTTTAGATTCTTCTAATGCTTTTTGTTTATGATGTTTATAATTTTTATAAGCATCTCTCATTATCTTTTTTAAATGATCAAAATCAGGTTCATAAAATTCCCCTGCTAATAAAGATTGCGAGAAACTACTATATTCCCCTAGTTTTGCTTCTGATGTAGATTTTATATTTACAGGTAATCCTAATCCTTCTGCAAATTCTAATTGAGCGCTACAGTTAGAATATATTGATGGGGTACCACATGCCATGGCTTCAATTAGGGGTAAATTCCATCCCTCAGCTCTTGCACAGGATAAAAACACATGACCTTTTTGTAAGTAATTTATGTATTCTTCTCTAGTAGGGAAATGTTTTATTTTAACCCTGGGGTCATCTAATTTATAATGTTTTAATCTGTCTTCAGTTGATTTAGATTTATCTTTAGCATATGGGTTATCAATTGATACTATTAGATCAATAGGTTCATCTTTATCAAATTCCTGTAGGAAAGATTCTATTATTTCTTTTGTCGCTTTTCTATAATCCCATCTACCAAATAAAACAAATTTAAATCTTTTATCATTATATTCAGGTAAAGTAACTTGTGAATTTGGTTTAAATGTAAGCCCATCTACAGCTTCAGGTACTACTTTTACTTTAGTAGGATCAATACCTTGCTCAATTGTGCAATCTCTTTGCCATTTTGAGGCAACCCAAACCTGATCAAATGTTTTTAATTGGTTAAAAAACTCTTCTGGTTGTCTTGTAGATTCCCAAACATTATATGCTATCTTAGGACCATCGTAATTTTGATAAAAGAAGTGATGATTTGTTTCATTTAAAACTATATTTACATTATGATCAAAACTATTAGGGTAATTATTATAAAAAGATTTATGAATTAATTTATCTCCTTCCCAAAGGGATTGTTCAACTAATAATTTTTTATCTAAACTATCAATATAATTTTCTTCATTATGGGGTTCTTCATTATGTCCTTTCCATGATTTACCTACAGTATAATTCCTAACCTTTAAATTATAAAGATTAGAAAGTTCTCTGTAGATTGCTCTTGTATGGTTATTATACCCTGTTGTTCCTATATAACTACCATGTGCAAAAATTTTAGGTTTTTGATTTTTCATTTACCCCAAATTTACTAAATTTATACCATATTCTTTCGTGAAGAAAGTAAAGCACCATTTTGGAGATAACTTCTACCCCTCCTATAGCTAACCCTGCTACCCAAGAACCCGTTATGAGCCCTGAAATAATTACTGTGTCTATTGTTCCTATTATTCTCCATGAAATTGTTTTTGCAATGTGTCTTTTATAACTTACCATCTTTTTTCATTTGTTCTCTAATTGAAGTTGCTGATATTTCTCCTATATCTGATGGCGGGATATGTTCTATAATGTCATAGCCAACTCCCCTACCATAATTAATCGATTCTATATCAGGTATAATAGTTGGTAATACTTTTCCAGCTTCAATTAATTCTTTTAATTCACCTTCTTTTACCATTTCTAGTATTTGTTCTGCCGTCCAAGGATTTTTTTCATCTGGTTTTACATCTCTAAT